GGGGGGCTTGACATGACACCTATTTCTGATATAGACTTGAAGTTGGAGTGGGTATACTCTCAGGAGCATTTGAAAGTAAAGGCGAAGGATGGGGAAGTGGTGTATAATAGTGTGACCCAGTATGCTTCACCAAGACTTACGGAACGTCAGGTGAAGTGGATTACGGAACACTACCACGCAAAGCGGAGGAAGTATGTTTTCGACTAAGTATGAACCGATCCCATTTCATCGATGGTTTGAGGAGAATAGAGAAGAATTGGATTATCTTTTCGGTAACCTGTATGAAGACCCCTCCGATAGCAAATGTGGTGAGTGTGGTGAGTGTGGGGGGAGAGGTTATGTTGTTTGTGATTATAACTGTGAGCATGATTGCGAGGAATGTGATGGGAAGGGAGAACTGGATAGAGAGGATCAACTAAAGGCATTCGCACACGAGGCTTACCGAGTTCAAGTACGAAATGATTTTAAGAAAGCACAGGAGTATATCGAATCATGCCTATTGCAAAAGTCTTAACTGGTGAAAAACAATCAGTTCCAGTCAAGGTATGGACAAACAACATCGATGTTAAGTCGGAAGTGCAGTTGCGTCAAACTGCCGCATTGCCATTTATGTTTAAGCATGTGGCCGCAATGCCGGATGTCCATTATGGGAAGGGAGCCACGGTAGGATCGGTGATTGCCACAAAGGGGGCAATAGTCCCGGCTGCGGTGGGGGTCGATATCGGCTGTGGGATGATGGCGGCATTAATGCCGTTCCAGGCAAATCATTTACCCGATTCATTAGATGGGTTATTTTCGATTCTTTCAAAAACAATTCCTGTTGGACAGGGGAAGCATAAAGACGCAGTGTTACCATTCTCGATAAAGGGATTTGAACTTCTTCCAGATCCTCTTCGGAACGATCCGATGACTATGGCTCAACAAATCGGTACCCTTGGCGGGGGAAATCACTTCATCGAAGTATGTCTTGATGAAATGAATAATGTGTGGGTGATGTTGCATTCGGGGTCCCGTGGGATCGGCAATAAGATCGGAAATTATTACATTGATCGAGCCAAAGAATTGATGCATCAGTTTATGGTTAAGTTGGAGAACCCGGACTTGGCGTATTTGCCGGAGGGGACTCCTCTATTCGATGCGTATTGGCGTGATTTGCGGTGGGCACAGTCTTATGCGATGACGAACCGCGAAGTTATGATGAAATTGGCCCTACAATCATTGTCTGAAGCGTTGTATGGAAATACTCATACTCAAATTGAACCTGTGATGACGATAAACTGTCACCACAACTACGCTGAGAGGGAAAATCATTATGGGGAGAACGTTATTGTTACTCGCAAAGGAGCCGTTCGTGCTAGGGTTGGTGATATGGGCATTATTCCTGGATCGATGGGCACCCGCTCATATATCGTTGAAGGCGTTGGAAATAGCGACTCATTCTGTTCTTGCTCACATGGAGCAGGTCGAGTTATGTCCAGGGAAAAGGCCAAGAAGTCTTTTACGTTGGATGATATTGAGAAGCAAACCATAGGTATCGTGTGTCGTAAGGATGCTGGTATTATCGATGAATTGCCTGGGGCGTACAAAGACATTGACCAGGTGATGGGGGATCAGACGGATTTGGTCAAGGTGGTCGCCCAGTTGCACCAAGTGCTTTGTGTGAAGGGATAAGTATGGAAGATTTTGAGTGTCACATAACCCTAAAAGGAAACCCCCTTCATCTCAAACAGAAGGTTGAATCCTTACCTGGGAAATGGACTTTCTCATGTATCGATGGAGATCCATCATTGGGGGATGGGGTGTTTTGTTATGCGACGGCACACTATGGATCAGAACATGTTGCTGCCTACGAAATCTATTCGGCAGTGCGCGAGTTGAATAAGCAGGGAGAGTCCCCCCTTCGCGCTAAAATTGAGCATGTCGTTTTTGACATTCGCTATTGAGGAATTGAAACTATGGCACGTGAAAAAGAATCGAGAGACGAACCACAATTTCATTTAGTTGTTGAAGTGGACAAGATGGAATTGTGTACGGCTTTCAATTGGTATAATTCTAATCGAGACCGTGAAGATTCACATCGGTACTTGAGAGCATACTGCGATGCACATGGCATCGAGGTAACTGAGGACCAAATAAAAAATCAAGTATCTACGTTGGGGTTTACTGCTCGGATGTTATCGCGGGGGGTGATCCTTGGCGAAAAGGATACTGACTGGTTCAATAGGCGAATGACACAAATGCAGGTATACCGCCCACCAGTGGTAGTAAAGAAACCTAAGCCGGTGGTGCCAGTGGAAGAAAAGGGGCCGGTGGAAAAGGCTCCGAGGAAACCAAAGGCTCCACGTAAAAAGAAGGCAAAGGCTCCCGAAGCACAAGTAAAGAACTTAAAATACTTGTCATCCGAGAACACCCTAAATATTACGTCGATTGATCCTGTGAAAGTTATTGGGGCGTCAAAACTGTGGACCTATCATGTTCCTTCCAGAGTTCTTTCATGCTACGAAACAGAGCGAGGAAATGGATTCGAGGTGAAGGGGTGTGCGATCCTAAATTTCTCAAAAGAACAATCTAAGAGTAAGAAATTGAGGAAGCCGGAACAATTTATTCCTCAAGTGTTGACCTCTAGTTTGTTAGAGTTGAAGAATGAGTTTTTGGAACTTTCTACAAAAGAAAGTCCGGTGACTGGCAGGGTCAATTCGCAAACACTATTATTACGGGTTCAATGATGATCTTGATTGACTTTTCGCAAATTGCCTATGCCTGTACAATCGAATACTTGTTGATGACGAAGCAGAAAAATGCTGACATTGCATTGGTTCGTCACATGATGTTGAATACCATCCGGGTCAACGTGAAAAAATATAAGAATGATTACGGAGAAGTTGTCATTGCATATGACTCAGATACCTACTGGCGAAAAGAGAAATTCCCCCACTATAAAGCCAATCGAAAGAAATCACGAGAAAATTCCCAGTTTAATTGGCAGTCAATCTTTACCTGTATCGATGCTCTCCGTAAAGAATTTAGACAATACCTACCCTATAAGGTCATAGAAGTGTCTGGGGCTGAAGCGGATGATATTATCGGATGCTTGACCTATGAGCAAGTACTAGGAACACAAGTATTGATCTTATCGGGGGACAAGGATTTTTTCCAATTGCAATCTGCAAACGCCAACGTGACCCAACGATCCCCCTTTGTTAAAGGAGATCTTAAGGACAACGTTTCGCCTGATGTTATTCTGAAGGACCATATCATTCGTGGTGATACGGGTGACGGTATCCCGAATATTCTTTCCCCGGATGATGTATTTGTTAGTGGGGGAAGACAGAAGCCTCTACACACCAAGAAACTTGTTGAATGGTTAACCAAAACACCGGAGGAGTTTTGTGTTGATGGGGATATGCTCAAGAATTACAAGCGGAATGAAGAATTGATCGATTTGAGACGCATTCCCTCTCATATTAAAGAGAGTATTCTACAAGCGTATGCGGAAGCAACCCCCGCGTCTCGTAGTGAATTTCTTACGTACCTAGTTGCATCGGGATTGAAAGAGTTGACATCATCGGTTTCTGATTTTTAAGAAGGAGTTACCTAATGCCAAAATATCATAATATGTTGTTCAGTGAGATTTTTTCCGAGTTCGATAAAGCCAAGACGAGGGAAACTCGAATTGCCGTTCTTCAAAAGTACGGGACTGATAATGTATGGTTTAGAGAATTTCTGAATTATGCATTCAACCCTAGAATCGTATTCGATATTACCAAGGTTCCAGACTACCCAGTTTCACATGATCCGGCTGGTCTCACCATTTCAACCCTCAATAATGAGATGCGCCGATTGTACATTTTCATTGTAGGACACCCAAAGCGTACAGTAAAGTTAGATCCAAGAAAGGAACAACATATTCTGTACACACTATTGACCTCGCTTCATAAAGATGAAGCGGCTTTGTTGGTTGGGTTGTTCCGTAAGAAACTTGGAGTCAAGTTCTTGACTGCAAGAACGGTGAAAGATGCGTTTCCTAGTATGCCATTTGAGGCAGTTGAAGAGAAGGAAGAGAAGCCGGTACCAGCAAAGAAGAACTTGATTCAAGTGTTGACTGGGGCTCCGATTAAAAAAGAGGAATAACATGACAACCTTTGCGGTTATCACCCCCACCATTGGTACTCCCGAATTAGCCAAATGTATTATGTCTCTGAGGGGCCAGGATTGTACACACTACATCGTAGTTGATGGAAGGG